GGGATGAGTAATCTTGAAAATTATAAATATGATTTTATTTGGCAAAAAAGTAATTTTACTGGATTTTTAAGGGCTAAAAAAGCCCCTTTAAAAGCACATGAAATTGTAAGTGTTTTTTGTAACAATACAGAAAACTACTACCCTCAAAAATGGCTAATTAGAGATGAGTTTGTTGACAAAAGGAAAACGCTAAATAATACAAAAATTAAAGACGGGGTTTTGAAAAACATAAAAAGGGTTAGAACGCCCGATGATGGAACAAGATTTCCGACATCTATAATCCAGTTTTGTCATAAACCAAATAAAAATGTTCACCCAACACAAAAACCCGTTGCATTAATGGAATATCTAATAAAAACTTACACCAACGAAAACGAATTGGTATTGGATTTTACAATGGGTTCAGGCAGTACAGGAGTTGCTGCAAAGAACTTAAATCGAAACTTCATAGGAATAGAACAGGATTCGAAATACTTTGATATAGCGACGAAAAGGATTAACGAAGCAGTTGTTTCTTTGTTATTGCTATAATTACACACAATACAAGCAACAATGTCGGGGGCAGCTTTTGCTGCTGCTGACATTGTTGTAACATTGTTTTTTTTTAACAATATTGATTAAGTCACAAAAGTAAAAATCATGGCAAGAAAAAAAACAGCTGCACAGAAATCGAGTGAAGGAACACTTCGCAGCGATCGAAACAAAAAGCAAAAAACGGGACTGCTTGATGAGATTCCTGAACCTGCTTTTGTGTTGAATAAAATGGCTTTGCATATCTTTGAACGAACTTGTGAAGCGTTAATTTCTGAAGAAGTTATGACAGCTTTAGACGTGGACACTGCCACACAGTATGCGTTTTGGTTCGATAAGTTTATTGATATGCAATCTAAAAATTATCCGATAATTAACGAATACAGCAACGGCACAAACGCCATTTCGGGTTCGTCAACTGCTTTGTTAAAGTTTGATGATAAGGTTCAAAAATATTCGAGTCTTTTGGGAATGAGTATCAAAGCTCGGGACCTAATGGCATCGTTCGAAAAGTCAGAATCTGAAACAGAAAGTCCAATCCAACTGGCTTTGTTGAGTTTAACGAAAGACAATTAACATGAATTTATATAATACATATATTAATCAAGTCACAAAAGCAAAAATCAGTGTAGGCGAAGACATAAGGCTCGCAGTTAATCGTCACTTGACTGATTTGGAACTTGCAAAAGAAAAAGATTACAAGTATTATTTTGATTCTGACATTGCAGATACTGCTGTAAAAATCATCCAAATTATGCCGTTGACGTCTGCCCGTGGTTATGAGCCTTTTCCGCTGCAAGAGTGGCAAGCGTTCATTGTTGCGATGCTGCACGGCTGGAGAATCAAAGCATCAAAAACAAGACGTTTCAAAAAAGCATATATTAAAGTAGCAAGGAAAAACGGGAAAACGGAATTTCTTGCAGCACTTGCAAACCTTGAATTTTTAGTTTTCCCTCAGGAAACTGGCGAAATATTCTGGGCTGCAACGAAACGCGATCAAGCCAAAATTGGATGGGAACGTCAAAAAAAGATGATAGTAAAACTATCTAGTTACGATAAGTATGTAAAAAAAAGGATTGTAACAAATGCACGAAAAATTATTGATACAAAGTATTCAATGTCCTGTCAAGCGCTCGGCCGTGACTCAAAATCTGAAGATGGTCACTTGGTTTATTGGGGGATTATTGACGAATATCATGCACACCCGAATGATGATATGGTGAATATTTTGGAGACGGGTATGGGTGCATTTGATGAACCTTTATTGATAATAATTACAACGGCTGGGTATAACATTGCATCAGCTTGTAAGCAGTTCGAAGATACCTGCAAGGATGTTTTGAGGGATGAAAAGCAGAATGATTCGTTATTCATTGCTATATACGACATGGATGAGGACGACGACTGGGAAAATGAAACTAATTGGAGCAAAGCAAATCCGGGCTGGGGCGTTTCGCCAAAAACTGAATATTTAAGAACGCAGTATCTGAACGCAAAGACTGAAGGATTTACGAAAAGACAAGCCTTTAAAGTTAAGAATTTAAACATTTGGACAAACACTACTGAAGAATTTATTGAGCCGCAAGTTTGGAGCCGTTCAGGTGAAGAAATTAAGATAAAGAAATCAGATTTGCTAGGGCGTGAATGTTACGCAGGCTTAGATTTGGCAAGTACTATTGATATAACTGCCTTTGTACTGTTTTTTGTGTTAGACGATGGTTTTGCAATGTTACCGTTTTTCTTTATTCCGCTTGACACAGCAGCAGCGAGATCAAAACGGGACGGTGTAAAATATCTGCAATGGCTCGAAGATGATTGGATAATTGGAACGGAAGGAGACGTTACAGATTATGATATTGTTTATCGTTTCATTATTGAACAGTCAGAAAAGTATAATATAAAAGCAATCAATTACGATCGTTGGAACAGTTCCGACTTGGTTAATAGACTAACAGAACAGGGTGCCCCGTTGCATCCGTTTGGGCAAGGATTTCGAAGTATGGCAGGACCTACGCATGAATTTGAACGCATGGCATTGAAAGGAGATTTGAAACATTTTAACAATCCTGTTTTTGATTGGATGCTGCAAAATGTTCAAATAGAAAGGAATCCTGATGACCAGATAAAATTAAACAAAAAGAAGTCCCGTGAAAAAATTGACGGTCCTGTGGCTCTTATGAATGCAATGGGTGCTTGGTTATCTGATAACGAAGATGACGGGACGCTTGACGATGATTATGAACTTGTATTTTCTTAACATTGATAAAATCTATTGTATTTGAAATAATATATATTTTATCAATAATAATGCTTATTTTTGTGTATGGGATTGTTACAAAGAATAAAAAACACATTTTCAACTCGGAGCAGTTTAGAGAATCCGTCGGTCAGCTTAGTAGATTGGTTGAATGGCGGACAATCAAATCAGTCGGGTACAATGGTCACAAAAGACACGGCTTTGAGCGTGTCGGCTGCGTGGCGTTGTGAATCTTTGATTTCGGGAAGTATTGCTTCCCTGCCCGTTATGGTTTACGAAGTCACAGAAAAGGGTCGAACAGCTTTGCCTTCCCATCCTATTTCTAAATTGTTAAAAAACCCCAGCTCGTTTTATACGGGCTTTACGCTTTTTGAGCGTCTGACGAAAAACTTGATTTCACAAGGCAATGGAATTGCGATTATTCGATATGATGAAAGTGGTAATATTACAGGTTTACACCTTCCGACTTCGCAGGTGAAAGTCAAAATAGTGGACGGTTATCTTTGTTATGACATTGAAGGTTATGATGAATTTGTTTTTGCAAGTGACGTGATCCATTTAGTCGGATTTGGTGACGATCCATTCTGGGGTAGGAGTCCGCTTCAGGTTCATGCTGAGAATTTAGGAATTTCGATTGCAGCAAATCAGTTCGCTGCAACGTACTTTGGAAACGGGGGCCTGGCTTCAGGCGTGTTGACTACTGACAAAAAACTGACAGCACAGCAGAAGATTGACATGGCTGCAAGTTGGCGGAACAAGTACGGTGGTAAGAATACGAACACAACTGCAGTATTGGATTTGGGATTTGATTACAAACCTATTGGGTCCAAGCCGCAAGAAAGTCAACTTTTAGAAGCAAGACAGTTCCAAGTCGAAGAAATAGCCCGAATATACGGGGTGCCGTTGCATTTGTTATACGCAATGGAAAAGGCGACACATAACAATATTGAAGTGATGAATGCAACGTATGTGCAGCACACTTTGACACCTTACATTGAGCGGATGGAAGCCGAACTAAACCGAAAATTATTACCTAATTCTCCAAATCTTGAAATTAGATTCAATCTTGACGCAATGATGCGTGCAGATATGGCTGGTCGTGCTGAGTATTATAATAGATTGTTTCAAATTGCTTCTATCAGTCCAAACGAAATTCGAAGGCTGGAAGGCTTAGAGTTGTATGAAGGTGGGGACAGTTATTACAGACCCCTCAATATGGATATCGTAGGCGAAAACAAAACAGAAAATGAAGAATAAAAATATAGAAAAAAGGGCAGCAACGATTGAAGCAGCACAAGAAGAAAGTAGAACTATTTCGGGCTATGCTGCTGTGTTTGATTCGGATTCTGAAGACCTTGGCGGTTTTACAGAACGCATCGAACAGGGTGCATTTGCTGAAGCAATAGGCATTTCGGACGTTCGGGCTTTGTTTAATCATGATAATAACATGATTTTAGCAAGAACGGCAAGCGGTACTTTAAGAATCTACGAAGATGAAAAAGGTCTAAAATATGAGTTTGAAGCACCGAACACAAGTGCAGGAAACGATGTTTTAGAAATGATAAAAAGGGGTGACATTTCACAAAGTTCGTTCGGGTTCACGGTTGAACAAGACAGCTGGACGAAACGGGACGGCACGACATACAGAACAATCAAGAAAGTAAAAAGATTGTATGATGTAAGTCCTGTTACTTTCCCTGCCTATCCTGAAGCAAGTGTGGCAGTTCGCAAATTAGAAGAAATCAATTTAGAAGAAAATCGCACGTTCGAAAATGACGTTGCAACACAAAGAGTAAAAGCGGCTTTGTATTTTCATCAAGCTTGATTTTTCAATAATAAACAAAAATCATGATAAGAGAATTAAAGATACAAAAAGTCAAATTGTTCAATCAATTGCAAGATGTCTACAAAGTCGCTGAAAACGAAAAACGTTCTTTAGCTTCAGACGAAGTTGCAAAATCGGACAAGATTATGAGTG